AAAACCTATATTTGATACTAATGGTACACTCATTTAACACCTAAAACTTGACTGTTTCTGAAAAAGAAAACCCAGAACCGTTAAATATTCCAATACCTAGTTCAGCACTGCTTCCTAATGATAACCCAGATGAAGTAACTGCACCATTATTTGTCCAATCTATTGTCATGCTATTTGTAGTAGTTGTTTTATCAATAATAACATATTGACCCGCTACTAAATTTGTTATAGCAACTCTTACTGTTTGACTACCACTTGACACTGTAAGAGGTTGATAGACTGATGTTGCTGCACTTGGTGTAACAGTTACTGTTCCTGAAACAGTTAATGGACTTTTTGCCTCTACTAAGTTTTGATTAAAATATGTAGAAAACGTAGCTGCTGTGGTCTGTCTCATTGTGCCACCATCATTGGTAACAATTCCATCTCCTGCAGCTACAGCCGTAGTGCCTGCACTTGTACCGCCATCCATAAGATTTAATTCTGTTGCTGTAGATGTAACTTTAGTTCCGCCAAAAGACAAACCATCTAACAAATCAGTCACTGCTGCACCAGATCCTGCACCATCTGCAAATATTAATGCTTTAGATCCAGTTGGCACAGATACATTAGCACCAGATCCTTGTGTAAATGTAGCAGTTTGACCAGAGTTATTATGAACAAAATACATCTTATCTTGGTCATTTGGAGATATAGTAATTGTATTTGTGCCAGATGGAGAACCACCTAAAACAAGAACTTTATAGCCACCATCTGATAATGTACCATCACTCGTTGTAAGAGTGTGTGTTGTACCAGATAAGGTTATCGCACCTATGCCATTAATAGCTCTGTCGAGTATATCTAAGTTATTGTTTGTGGTTGTACCCCAAGCTCCCGCTTGTTCACCAGCACCTATTTTTTCTATACCACTATTGGCTGTATATGTACTTGCCATGTTTACCTCACACTTCTATCTCTGTCCAAGTCTCTGACCCAGACGGAGTTACTGTTGTCCAACTTTCTGTACCACTTGGTGAAATGGTTGTATATTCTTCTTCTGTTGCACCTGCATTGATGTTTTCATATAATAAACCACCTGTAGATGTTTGTGTCATATTAAAATCTTTTGTTGCGACACCTGATCCTATCATAATACCATTTGATGTTTCTGTAAATGCAGATTCCATACTAGATACACCTAGATTAACTAAGAAACCTGTTGATTCGCTTTGCACTCCACTAAAACTCATTTCGGCATTTGTACTGCCAGAGATATATATTGCAGCCGTTGTTGCTGTGAAGTTGCCATCCATTGTGGCAACACCAGACATAATACCTACACCTGCATTAGCACTTGATGATATACCACTTTGTTCTGATACACCAAAGAATAGAACTCCTTGATTTGCTATCGAATGTTCAGCAAATGTAGAAGCACCTAACATTAATCAGCTTCCTCTATTGTGTTGCCTTCAGCTACCCATTCTTGGATTTCTTGGTAGTCTGTATTTCCTGAA